TAGCGCGGCCCAGGGCTGGTGTACCGTCAGAGTTTTCATTCTTTATCTCCTGCATCATATTAAGTGACACCCAGAATTCGAGAGGCTATATGTAGCCAGCGCAAAGTCATCTCAAACCTTATATTACCCGAAGTGGCTATAGCACTGATACCAAGCTCAAAATGTTTGTTGATTTCATCAAAAACATCGCTGGTTTGGGCTTGTAGTATATATTCAGCAAGAACCTCCGTTGCTTTAGCCCAATGATAATATCCGACCAGTCGCATAGCCACGGTATGTTTTTCCTTCATAGGCACTTTGTTTAATAATATCTTTTCGTTCGTTTTCTGGGCTTTCCGCAGTTCATCAACAATTTCATGAATATAAACAAGATTATCCCCGTTAAATAAATATATCCAACACTCAAACAAACGGTAGAGTAACTGTAGATCCCATGACGCATCTGTCATTGACGGCACCGAACTCACGACATTGGTTTCCGTAAACCAATGTTGCAAGTCCGACCTACGATCTCCACAACAAGCAAGGGAAGCAAGTTTCAATATATAAAAAATTCGATCTTCTATGTTTTCCGGCAAGTTGATCAAACAATAAATATCGAAACATTTAGAAGCTGCCGTGGAGATTTGTTTATCGCATAAATGATCACTCAATTTATTATACAATCCATCCATTACAATTATTTCATAAATACATACCACTTTCTCTAACAAAGCTATTCTATCAGAATTTAAAGGCAACCGTTTGTTTATTAGATTATCAACTTGATCTAACGATTCTTGGTTAATCGATCTAAACGCCCAGTGATTTTTCATCGGTTTGTTCTTTGTTGAGAATATATCTATAATCCCTAGATTTTGATACAATGATGTTGCCCATTGTGATTGTTTCCCCGCCGCTTCTGACAAATTCATCATACGCACTTTCGTCTGTATCATCTCTACAATCTTCCTGACAGTTAACGAAATAAACCCTATCAACATCCGAACCTACGATCGTTATTCTTGCTTTCATTTTTCACTCTCCTTAAAATAAATTATAAGGTGGAGCGGGCGAAGAGAATCGAACTCTCAACAAATAGCTTGGAAGGCTATCGCTCTACCATTTAAGCTACGCCCGCTAAAAAAATCTGGAGCCTAGGAAGGGACTTGAACCCCTAACCAGCTGATTACAAGTCAGCTGCTCTACCATTTGAGCTACCTAGGCTTATGTTTTTTCAAAAAATAAACAAAATAAAAACCAGTATTTAAAATTAATATATATAAGTAATCAAAAATTTAAAAGTACCATTATTATTTTTAACTAGTTAATATACGTTCATCATATAAACATTTTTTTAGCTGCTATTCCTTTAATAACATAATCCATTATTTTATTATGATCATCTTTATTACCTTGACTATCTAATAAAAACTGGTCCATATTAGATACTTCTTTTTTGGCTAAATAAAGACAAGCTTCATGCAGTGTTAAAAATGGCTTAGACATTTTCTTCGCATAAACCACTCTATAAATAGTTCTTTTTTCTTTAATAATAAGTCCATTATTATTTTTCTTTTTTTCCATATGTTGCCTTTTTACTTTATGGGTTATGTATCTTGAATAAAAGAAGCAGTAAATGGAATACATCCGCCTGCTACATAATACTTTTCTTGTTCTCCTTCTGATAAATTACAAAATTTAGAATACAAATCCCAAAATTTATTTCCAACTCGTTTATATGGTTTATTATTATCTTTTCGAACCGGCCACGGCCCATCTAAATGACTATATGTAAACCGTTGATTTTCATATTCGTATATTTTTGGTTCACATATAAAACCTCTAATTGTTCCTTTCTCCATAACAAAATCTCCATTAAAATTAAGTATTATTAATCATCATCTTTAAAAAACAAAGAAATTGAAATAACAATTAATAACCATGACATAGCAAAAACAAAGTAATCAAACAATGATAAAATACCTTTTCTTTTTGTCTCTATATACTTTAAGTTAAATAACACAAATAAAATACCCACTACAAAATAACTAACAATAAGAATGAAAAAATAATAGAGTAATGCCATTGAATTAAATCCTTTTGATTAAAAAATTTTGGCTCTGGCGATAGGATTCGAACCTATAACTACTTGGTTAACAGCCAAGGGCTCTGCCATTGAGCTACGCCAGAACTATTTAACTTATGTTCTTATCAAATACTTTTTTATTAGATTTAGTCTTTTCCACCATATTATTTTACTAAATCTAATAGGGCAAAAGTTATGGAATTCAATATTTACATTATAGTATGGAAACTTGTTTTTTCTTATTAAAGTATTTCTATTAATATGAATATGGCCATGAATATTAATATTATTATTTTTTAACTGTTCTAATCTGATTGGTTTATGCGATAAAATAAACTCTTTAAGTTGTACTGGATGTTTATGTACTTCTTCAAAGCCACATCTTAACCACCATTTTTTAGATCTATATCTATCATGGTTTCCCATTATCAAAAATTTTGTTCCGTTTAGTTTTGTTAAAATCTTTTTTGTTTCTTCAAAATTTGTTAATGAAAAATCACCTAAATAAAACACAGTATCATTAGGATTTACTACACGATTCCATGAATAAATCAATATTCTATTCATTTCTTCAATATTACAAAAAGGTCGATTGCAATATTTAATAATATTCCTATGTCCAAAATGATGGTCGCTACTAATAAATAGTTTTTTCATAGTAACAACCTCTTTTTTTATTAGTCTAATATCGCCCATAGAACTAACTGGTTATATCTTGGTTTAATATCAGAATTGTTATGTTGTTTATATCGCCATATTCTAAAATCGGAACAATTAGCTAATACATATTTCTTGGCCAGATCATAATTATACCCAACATATCTAATTACTTTTCCATCTACCGCAAAAATAGTTCCTAACATACATTCCCATATTACCGGCACATGGTTTTTCGTAGGTTTCATATTATTTGCATCTATTCCTACAAATTTCTTAATCTTATGTTTCATAAATAGATCCTTTTATTTATTTGCTTAAGAGGGAGCCCTAAGAATTGAGCTTAGAATGAAACTTATAAAGGCGATAGGGTTATAATACTTAGGGTTTAAGTTAGTATTATTTAAGTTTCATCGACCCAGTCGGCTCCCACTGCTAACAAAATATTGCCCATGAAGGGATTCGAACCCTTACGTCACAATGGACACTGAACCCAGCGCGTCTGCCAATTTCCGCCACATAAACAACCAGTATATTTTGTTATACTGGTGCCCATGAAGGGATTCGAACCCTTACGTCACAATGGACACTGGATTCTAAGTCCAGAGCGTCTGCCAATTCCGCCACATGGGCACAAATGGAAGGGCTGATTGGACTCGAACCAATGAATCTGAGAGTCAAAGTCTCATGCCTTAACCATCTTGGCTACAGCCCTAAACTTATTTTTTTGATTTCTTTAATCTAAAATTATAAATTCTTCCATTATATGAGCATCTAAAATTGCCAGATTTTAATGAATTAGAGAACTGTATGCTTCCGTTATAGAACGTATTTCTGTTATATTCAAAAGCATCACGTTCAAATCCAAATTCAGAAAGAGCTTCTATTATTTGGCTTTTTGAAAGTATATCAACATAAACATCTTTTTCAAAACCATCTTGCATGATTTCTAGTTTGTACATCAAAATCTCCAGATGCTAGAATAATAATACTAAAGCTTAAACTGAAACTCCACTATAATTTGAAATTCTGACTTTAGTCAAGAATCCTAGATATTTATAAAAATGGTCGGGATGGAGGGATTTGAACCCCCGACCCTCTGCTCCCAAAGCAGATGCTCTCCCAGACTGAGCTACATCCCGACTTGGATAGCCTAATCTTCTTTAGTTTGATTATTTTTTATATGAAATTGATTACATGAATATGTTCTAAAAGTTATTCTATTCAACAAAACACAAAGACCATGATCAACAAGATAATTCTTTTTATTTTTCCAATGCTTACAATTATAACATTGTTCTTTCTTCCAATTTTGTTCGATCATAATCATATACCTACTATTATTTTTTATACAAAACGATAAAATTAACTAAGTATTTTTTGTTCGTTATTAATTAGATTTTTAAATGAAAATGTTACTACTCTACTTAATATCCAGATCCAACACGCCCAAGATACAGCAAAAGATAAAACAAAATCGTTGAATGAATCTTTTCCACTTTTGCCAAGATAATATAAAGAAAATAAAAGACCAGGAAAAAATCCAAGAATAAGATAGTAAATAACAAACGAATGGATGAGTTTCATAGTATTCTCCTATATGTAAAATGGTTAGTAATGTAATTTATGGCCTCTTTAAAATTTGGTGGAGATGATCGGGATCGAACCGATGACCTCCGGCTTGCAAAACCGGTGCTCTCCCATCTGAGCTACATCCCCTATGTTATAAGAAAAATTCTCCGCAGAATCCTCCTTCTATACCTTTCCACGTAACTGCTATCGCCTCAGACGTATGAATACTTTCTTCATGAACACATTTTACTATCCAATCATATATTTTTTCGTTTTTATTTAAATTATTTGAAATAGCTCTTATTGCATCTTCAACAAAGATTGGATTCTCTGATGCTATTCTGGCTATTTCTTGCTCATCCTCTCTTTTAATAATTGGATAAGGAATTGTTTTAATAGAATCTTCAACTATATCAATTAAATCTTCGACCCATATATAATTGTTTTCTTTAATTTCTGCCATTATATTAGCAAAAGATCGTTGGTTATGAGGAAATCCATTCAAACCTTTATCAATTAAATCTTTCGAAAGAGCTGCCGAACAAGGGCAATACGAAGCGTACTGTACTTTTACTCCTTGAAAAAATCTAAAAGATCCATCTATTAATTGACCTTCAAATTTACATTTATAAAAAACTGGAAATTCATAATCTGAAATTACTGATTTTCTTGGTTTTGGCAATTTGAAATTAAATTTTATAAAAACATTATTTGATTCTACTTTATTTCTTAGATCAACTAAGATTTCTTTTATTAAATCATGTTTTAATGGTAAATTTAAAAAAGGTATTAATGTTCTAATAAATCTAGACATTGATATACCTTTTGTATCTTCATCCAAATTAGCTCTCATAGATACTTTTGCACATAATGATTCATAGTTCAAATCATCATTTCGTAATTGTAAAAGAAATGGTACCTCTACATTCTCGACTCCAACTTCTTTGATTGGCAACTTTATGTTTGATTTTCCAGACTGAACATCAGGCAGATTATTTTTTTTAGACATGTTTATTTACCACATTCCTTTAAAATATTATGTATTTCTCGTCCCTTAATAAAATTTTATTTTTTTATTTGTTCTGTTATATTCTGTATTTTTCTTTTAAATTAGATGTCATAAAAACAGTTCGTATTAAGTTATTATCTTTCTTTATTTCATTCCGAATCATTCTTTTTTGGTTCCTTTCCTATATTTGTATCTATTCCAGCAACAGTGAGATAAGCATTTAGTAATTTAACAGATTCTGGAATAATTGATGTTTCGTCTTCTTCTCTTATAAAATTAGCTTCAATGGTTTTCTTTATGTATTCATTCTTCAAATCAATACAATCAGATTTGGTCGTTAAAAACTCATGAAGATTTTTAGGCGCATCATGAGCTATTAAACAACTTGTTTCCATTTCCCCTAGACGTTGACCCCCTTCGTTTTTTCTTCCTCCTAATGGTTGCATTGTTCGTCTAGCATATCCAGATATAGATCTTCCAGAAAGCCTAGATTCTGCTAAATGAACCATTTTAAAGAAATACATTGAGCCGACTGCAATTTTGTTTTGCAGTTCTTGCCCTGAAACTGGATCATAAATTTTTTGTCGAAACTTAGTATTTGTGTACTGCAATGCTTTTTTAACATCTGATAAATCAACCGATTCAAATGGAGGTTGCAGAATATATAAATCTTGAATAAATTTTTCGTCAATTTCTCTAGTTAGTAATTGGTTTTCTAATTGAGTTTTATACCATTTGTTTTCTGTTTTATCAATTATATCAATATAATCAAGTAAATACTTTTTAATTTTATTTTGATTGTTCTTTTCTTTTATCATTTTCATTAATTCTTTCTTCAAATCTAAAACTGACATTCCTAAATGCAATTCATATAATTGTCCTATGTTCATTCTGGATATTATACCAAGAGGATTTATACAAATATCAACATGCTCTCCATTTTCTAACTTAGGCATTTTCTCATGCGGTACAATGGATGCGATAACACCCTTATTACCATGCCTATTTCCAATCTTATCTCCAGTTTGAATTTTCCTAAAGAAAATTCCAAACATCTCAACTCTAATTCCTTCTATTAATTCACCTTTTATTTTAAACTTTCCAGTATTTGAGAACTTATCAAACCCTCTATCTTTTATAACTTTCTTTGCATCTTCTTTTGATAAAACACTAAGTATAGCCTTTTTGATATTATTTTCTTTTTCAATTTGTTTTTCGATTGTTGACGTAACCCAGGAATTATATTCCTGAACTTCAGTATTCCATTTGTTTGCATAAATATTCATATCAGTTATAATAATTTCTTTTTTGAAACTTAACTCAGTTGGATCGTTAAATACTGAATCAAAATCAAAGTTTCCAGTAGGTATTTCTTTCAATTTTGCATAAGGGAATCCAGCTTTTACTATATCAAAAAGGTTCGGCACTGGTTTATATTTGGTATCATCTAACGTTAACAAAACTTTGTTTGATGGAATATTAAAAGATAAGTCTTCATAGTGCATAGATGTTAGTAAATCATCTTTCACTAACCGATCAGATATTACAATTCCATCCTCATAATTATAACCGTAATAAACCATAACCGCAGTTAATAATTCTTTGCCAAACTGAATTCTGCCATTATTGCAAAATAGACTTTCAGCTAGTATTTGACCTTGTTTAACTTTATCTCCAACTTTAACATAGATTTTCATCATATCTAAATTTCCAGTATATATTTTTCTATACTCAATGTTAAAAATGTCAACTGTTTTATCATCATAAACTACAATCATAATAGTATTATCTAAATAAGTGACTTCCCCATTCTTCTTTGCAACTTTTACAAATTGTGTTTTGTTCGTATATAATCCTTCGCAGCCACTTTGAATTAACGGTTGATCAAAGTTTCTTAACATAATTGACTGTCTCATTTGAGAAACAGCCATTTGTAATCTAGTTTGATCATCATGGCTTAGTAAAGGAACCATGGATACTGGAATGGAAATTGGTTGTTTTTGACAAGCATCTTGAAATCTAAAATCATCAGATAGTTTAACATTAGGAATTAGATTTTGTAAAATGCCGCAATTATCTCTATCTGGAGTGTCAACTGGACATAATCTTCCTTCCATTGATCGGTAAATATCTCTTAAATGCTCAGGAACATTTTCCCGATCAAACCCTCCAGGGCCAACCAAACTAGTTCTAGATAATTTAGTTAGTTCATCAATCGGATTTATAGCAAAATCAAACTGGATTATATCTGAAACATTACATGCATTTAATATCTGAGTAGAATTAATATTAAACTTTGGTTGTCTGGAAGTTCTGTTACTAATGCATAAATCAAAAACTATTTTTGCAAGCTTGGATGTGACTATATATTCCCAGCATCTAAGTCTTTTATTTGTTAAATCCAAATCATCTACATAATTGCCTCGTATCACATAAATAAGTTCTTCTATCACTGAGGATGTATGAAAAAACTTTACTGACATAATATCAGTTTTCATAATTAAATCCAGTGCGTAAACTACATCCTCCCCTTTTGATTTCTTGTTATACTTGCTATATTGTTGACCTAACTCTAAGATAAAATCATCTTGAGTAAACCCTGAAGATTCATCATAATAGATTCTTAAATCATACAATAATTTATCATACATCTTTTCTAAATTTAAAGAATCTTCATTGATGTTTTTAACGTCAAACTTGTCAATGATATAATCTGGACCATAGTATGCATACATAAGAAGAGATAAAGGAACTTTTTTCCCTAAAAAACTTAATCTAATAAAAGGAACCTCTTTGCTTTCAAATACCATCAATGTTGCCACATTTGTTCTTAATTTAATATTTTTTCCTCTAGTAATTAGAGGAATATCAAATAATTGAAAAAATGGAATTTTTCTTCTTCCATTTATTATTATATATTGATCATCAATTAATTTTGGAATTAATATACTTAAATCAATTTCATTGTTTCCTTTTTTCAATATAATAGTTAAGTTTTCCTTAATAGTTTGATACAATTCACCATTTGATTTTCTAGAATCTTTTATTTCAAACTTAGCAACTTCAAATCCTAGTTCTTCTGCTGGCACTAGAATCTGTCTACAAATATCTAACATTTTCCCATGATCTATTTTTCTAATATCAAATATATTTTTTTCGGACAACGAATAATTCGGATTGTTAAAGTCCATACTTTAGTATACCTCCTATAAAATTTCACCGCAAAGAATTTTATCTAAGATTCCTCGATATTCTCCACTATATATAATACCTCTTAGTATGTTTTTTCTCGGATTAGAAAATGCTAATCCTAATAACCAACTTTCATGGCTCGGAACCGATTGAATACTATAAAATACAGGTTTATGATTTTCTCTATCTTTTAATAACCTCCATTTTTTAAGTTTATCGCTCCACATTAATTGAGAAACTACACATTCAAAATGAACATGATGAATTTTTCGATTGCTATTATATATTTCAAATAATCTTGAAACTAAAGTTTCCGCATCAGTTTTTGAGGTATCATGCATTAACTTTGAAGTTTCGCTCAAATCCCCAACAATATCTTGTTGAATCATATTAACTTCTTTCGTGTTTTTCATATGAGCAACACCAGATGTGTGGAATGTTCTTAAAACTAACTGAGTATTACATTCCCCTAAACTCTGCGCTGCGATTATTCCTATATATTTTGAAGAAATTGTTTTATGTAAATCCCCATAACAAACATGACATATGTTTTCATTTTTGCAATATATTGGGCTTCTTATTTTAAGCTTTTTTCCGATAAGCGATAAACAATTATCATCTGTTATTTTATGCAAAGATCCATCTTTGAAGTAATATCTATCAATTAACATTTTTGCTTTTCTTTCCGAATCCACATTCACTAATAAATAATCGGTTGTTCCACAATCAACCATTTTTTCATCTAGTTTTAGATTAGCACAAGTAAATATTAGTTTTCTGGACAAATACCCAGAAATTCCAGTATTCAGCGCAACATCCAAAAGTCCTTTTCTGCAACCATATGTTGAAACAAAGAACTCTTTTTCTGTCAAGCCGCTAAGTAAACTATTTTTAATAGGAACATCTAAAATTACTCCCTTAAAGTTAGATATAAATCCTCTTGTCAAAACTATTTGTCTAGCTTGATCCCAACTACCTCTGGCTCCAGATTCAATCATATAAGAATAATTGAATTTCTTCTTTAACGAACTTAACGTATCATCAGATAAAACTTTTGCTAATCTTTCTATGTTATTTTTTGGTTTATACAATTCTTGTCTAATTTCATCAGATTCTTCTATATCACACAAATCAAGAGACAGGGTGGATCCAAATAAAGTCGCATATTTAAATCCTATCTTTTTTATGTTATCTATTACATTAGATGCTATTTCTATTGGATATGTGTCTTTTATAGTTCCTAAGATTTTTATTAGTTCTTTTTTCTTAACTGGATAATCTATAACTTCAAAGTCTTCTGGCAAACACTCATTAAATATTTTTTGAGATTCAGTTATTTCTTTATTCTTGTAATTAGTTTTTTCTTGTAGTGAATTAAATAAATTTGAAGTTAGCGAATATATTCCGAGAATAATATCTTGACTCGGAGACGTTGACAATTTCTTGTTTGCCGGATTTGTCAGATTTTTTGTTATTAATAATTTATCAATAACTTCTTGTTTTGCTTCCTCACTTATCGGTATATAAACCGCCATTTGATCACCATCAAAATCTGCATTAAATCCTGGGCAAGCCAATGGATGAATTTTGATAACATTTTCCATAGAAACTTTAATTCTAAATCCCAACATATTTAATCTATGTAAAGATGGTTGTCTATTTAAAATACATACTTCATCTTTGGCCATTTCTTGACATAAATCAAATAAAACTGGATAATTATAATCAATGCATTTATCTATATAATCAATCGCATCGTTTAGAATTTTAAATGTTTCTTGTTCTATTAATTTTTTAGAAATTTTTAACTTAAACAGTTCAAGAAACATAGTATAAGGCAATATGCATTCATCCAATTCTAACGTTGGTTCTGGCGCAATAACTGCACGGCCAGAAAAATCAATTCTCTTTCCTAAGATATTTCCTCTAATCAACCCTTCTTTTTTAGCTAACTTAGCTAAAATATTTACATATAACTCGTTAATATCTTTTTGTAATTGCCTATAATAATTATAATAAAGCTGCTTATCTTTGTTAATATTTAAAATAGTATTTTCCATAGCTTCTTTTTTAGTAAGAATTTGCATATAGTATCTATTAATCTTATCCACTTGATTACTATTTCTGGCTTTTGGAGAAGCTGGTCTTAAATCAGGCGGAAGAACAATAACTTCATTTATTATTAGTTTGTCTAAATTATCTTTTATAATCGTCCATTCTTCATAACCATCATTTGATAAAGTTTCACTTAGCCATCTTACAAGCTCATAAATAGCATCTGTTCTTTCCCATGTTTTGCTATTTTTAGGAATATTTTCTTTATTTGTAGTCACAGAAATATTCCCATCAGATTCATATAATATTGATTGTTCGTCTCTCATTAAAGAATCTAAAAGATTCTTTACATAACTACCGCCAATTTCACATAGTAAATCATACACAATCGGGTTCACAACAGGGATAGGTAATTCAATTTTGGCAAACCGCCTTCTCCGTTCATTTGCACTTACGGCTTCCACTCCACATACTTTACAAACGAACCCTTTTTTTGAGACGCCGTAATACTCTCCACATGCGCATGTATAATTCTTTACGGGACCAAAAATCTGTTCCGAAAACAATCCTTCTGAGTGAAACTTTTTCTTGTCGATCAATTTTGTTGTTGAAACGCATTTCATATGTTTGCAGAAATTTTTCACGTCCAATAGATTCGGCATATTTTGTCCTCCCTTCATTATAGTATCTAAAATCCTTGTCATCAACTACTTTAATCTTATTATGTAATATATCATATGCAATATAATCAATCCATATTGAACTATTACAATTATATACAGATAAACAAATTGCTTTGATTTTTTCTAATAAACGATCATCAAAGTGCCTAGCTTTAACGGTACGAGGTAAACATATTTCATTATATTTATCCATATTAGCATGAAAACCAGAAATATCAATACCACATAAAATATTAGAGGGTGAAAATCTAACAAATATTTTTTTAACACAATATTTATCTAGAGCTTCTGTCACAGAATAAAATCGATTCCCGTACATGATATACTCTACGGGCATGTTTACGTCTATATCAAGAATTTTAAAGTCGCCCATGCTATGCACTCCCATCAAATGGTGTAATGAATAGTTTATTTGATGATAACCTTAAAATAAAACTTGAGAAATTTAAATCAGACACTTTTTCACATAGAATTTTTACACATGAATTAGAATCAGTAAACGAATCTTTCTTAATTTTTTCTATTGGAATTCCTTCGTAACATATAATTATATCTTTATTTTTGTTTTCTTCAACTATTTTTTTTTCAATCGCTGCTATGTTAACAAACTTATCTTCACCAGGAATTTCTTCCCGAATATAATCTAGGTCATTTACTTGCTGCTTTTCAATCTCTCTTTTTAAATATAATATTCGGTCGTATTTATCTTTCATAGAAAAGATTTTGTTATGATCTAGTTCAACAATATTGTTTTTCAATATAGGGTAAAAATACTGAAGTGATAGTCTCGAAACGAATGATGCTTTATATAACTCGTCTGCTTTAATTTCAAACGAATAAGTAGATGAAATATAAGAATAATTTTTTGGTTCATTAAGGCAATCAATAACCAAACTTTCATTAGGATTTAGAATTAAAAGTTTAATATCATAACTTATACCTTCATACGAAATATCTCTGCAATCTATAATCAAATCATAATATTCACTGTTTTTTTCTTGATATTTATATGGAATTCCAATAAATCTTTTATCTTTTAATATATCAGCAGACAAACAGTTTACTTTTAACTTTCCAATATGATATTTTTTGTATATTGTATTTTGTTTCTCTATGTTTTTTTCAGTGACTTTATCAAAATCATAACATACTAATGCTTTAATTGTTTTTACTTTAAGCAACTCTTTACATAAAAATCCTCCAAGGCTTCCTGCGCCAACTACACACAGTGTTTTATTATTAAGCATATTCTCCTCGTTCTTTTTATATAAAACACATCTGAAACGGTTCTGAAAAAAAAAAATAGAGAGGGGCATAATAGCCCCTCTCTATTTTTTTTTATTTTTTATCCTTTTTGTCCAGAGGGTTTTACGAACTCAAGATTATCACCTGATTTCAGTACATAATCCTTTTCCACGCTTTCGCCATTAACTAAAGGCGAAGTTACGCTATCAATGTTTAAGATTTCTGACAAAACGTTTGCTACTTCGCTAACCGTTTTCCCACAAACAGGAAACTCATCCGAATTTGCTCCGCAGCTAACTCTGATTAAAGACTTCCAATTATTATCCTCTCTTTCAGATGAGATATTAAAATCAATTTCATCGATTCTATTATCATTTGATTGTCTTTGCATAATAGCTTCAATGATCTCATGTTTCCTTTTCTTCGTGTATCCAACTATGTTCAAGCTAACAACAAGTTTTCTGAGTGCATTCACAGTCATAGCATTCAAAGATTCGTACGTATACATTTAGTTCTCCTTCTAAATTGTTTTAGTTTTTCTTACTTTTGGGGCCACATTCATTTTTTCCATATCAAAATAAATTTCCGATATTTTAACATTGTTCAAAATAACAACATTATAAAACATCCAACACATTATAGTAGCAACTGAAAGGTTAGCAAAGAATAACTGGGGTTCTGATTTTGACAATTCTTCACAAGACATTTCTTCGGGCGATTTATCCTTTGGATGTTCAATCTCAGGATGATAATCCGTAAGTCTTGGAGTTATATTTTTATTTCCTTTTTTTACAAATAACTGAACATTGCCATCATAAAATTCATTACCTCCAGAAATAAGAATAATATCGTTTAAACCAGAAACATAATCAGAAACTATTTTTCTTGTTCTATGATTATCAACAGACAAAATAACAATATCTTTATCATGTATCATGGTTTCAATATTTCCTTCGTTAACATAAAATTGTATGTTATCATATTTTATCGATGTGAACTTTTTAGATAACTCATCTGATTTAATAAAAGATTTATTACCATACTCAAAAAACTCTTGCCTCTCTAGATTTTTAGGTTGATATTCATCCCCATCAATCAGAGTAATAGACACATCAAATTTATTTTGATAATTTAAGAATCTAGATACTTTATCAACAAATAATCCGCCAACACCTCCGATTCCAACAACTTTAATATTAAGGTTATCCATTTCATACATCCTCAGAATTATACTTGAAAGCAAGCTGGTCATCTAAATCATCATATTGAAATATACTTTCATATAAATCAATTACATCATTTAGAAAATCTTGATCTTCCTCAGCCAAAAGATTTAGTTTTTGTCTCCTATATTTACATGTTTTACAAACATCTTCATTTGTTTCATGTTCCTCAACATTATTCTTTATGTAATTACTAGGATAATCATATTTGTCTGACCAATCCAGAAAACGATCAAAAACCATAAAATCATTATATCGGTTCGGTATTATAATTACTTCTTCTTTTTGCACAGAAACTTTGTCTAACCATTTTTTTGGGAATTTTTCCTCTTCAACATAATAAAATTTTCTATGTACACTTACTTTATGAAAATATCCGCTCCTAAAACTACTTTCCTCCAGCTCTGTTCCTTCTACGATAGAATTAATATGATCTTTAGGGGACGTTTTAAATCTCGTTCCGTTCACCATCACTGATGCCGAAATTGAAACTTTATTTCTGTTTACATTTCCGACAGTAATATGAATACCATCAATATTTTTTTCATCTTCCGTATCAACAGATGAATGAAATGATCCAAAGGTATTATGACTATGGATTGTCCCTATTAAATCAAAGTCATTCGAATAAGACTCTTTGTAAGAGTTTAATATATCATATTTTATTGACCCTCCGCTAACTTCTTGATCTGGCACAATCACTTTGTATTTCCTCTTGGTTGCGTTATAACATAACAAAACCACCGATTCTGCGTTATATAGTTCATTTACTTTTTTAAAGAAAGAACATATCTGAAAAAACATTTTTAGTGGTATTTTCTTTATATTAACTTTCGCATAACATTGGACTTCTTTCAAATGACTGATAGAATTTACCGGAACTACGCTCTCAAATATTCCGATTTTCTTTTTTAAATAAATTCCATCTTTTCCGATTATATAACAAATTTTTTTATCAGGCATCTGATCGCTGTTCTTTAAAAAGATAGGAAACATTAGTACACCTCGCTATAATCTATATATTCTTTTTTAACAGAAAATAAATCAGGCATTGTTCCATTACATAAATCTGGTGTTACATGTCCAGTTTTAATAAATTCTTTTCGGTTATGTGATTCAAGAATTGATGGGGCAATTCTTGGAGTTAAAACACCGTATCTTTTCATGTCAGGTTTTTTTCTATTTAATACTACAAAAGGATAAGACAAAGTATAATATTTTCCATTATTATACTCGTACAAATACCCAGAAGAAATAAACAAATCTCCTGGTTGATTATGAACTTGTTGTCTAATGATATATTTTAGTTCATGCTTATCGTATTCCGGATCAGTCTTAGAAATAAAATCAAATAAATTAGTCCAACACATAGGAATAGTTAAACAATTTGAACAAAGAATTAAATGGTTATTACCTCCTGTTACATCAACAAGAATTCCGACTACACTATTCACATGATTTTTTGGGAACCCATATATTTTACTATATTTAGCTTTAACTTTCATTCCACTATGAATATTTCCGACTCGATCATGAATATGTCTAATCGAACCTGCGTATACGATGTTTTCATGAATAAATTTTTCTCGAGTGTTAATTCCATCATCTCCTATAAGTCTAAAGTACAATGATGAGTATTTTACTTCAAACCCAGCAATTTTTTGTATTTTTGGAATATTAGACATATGATCCCAGTCAAAAACAACTACATTATCGCCTACATTAAAATTAATAGGATAATCAACTCCGTCAATAAAAACCGACTTCCCTGAATTGGTTAGACATGTGCCCGTATTATAATTATAAGGAAAAGTTCTTTCATAAAACAATCCACCATTAGTTTTAATTACTTTTATTTTTTCTTTATTTGTCGAATAAAGATTACATGATATCCTATAATTACCTGAAATCTCTTTTGTTTCTATTATTTCATTTTGTTCAATTATTATTTTGCTACCATTTTCTATAGACTTTATACTATATGTGTCAATTAGATTTTGGTTCTTGTTTAAAAACTTAAGCATTAACATATCGTTTTCCATCGAAGCCCCTTCAAATACACATTCTTTAAACAGTCTGTTTACTGAAGATGAATAAAGAATTATTATTTGATCTCCTTTTGAAATCTTTTTTCCTTTGATAGTTATGTTATTTAAGTCAATTTTTTCAATTTTTTCTATTGAATCAGCAATAACTGAATTAAAAAATGAATCTGTTAATTCAATAACGTTATCATAACTTTTACGTATGTTCCTTATTTCCATTACTAAGTCTTTATCATAGTTTCTAATTTTATATTTTATTACATCACCTTGGTTGATAACTATTCCATTAATAACAACATTGTTATTCTCCTTGTTATAAATATAATCAACAAAACTATTTCGTAATTCATTAGTTAAGTCAACTTCAATTATTTTTCTGTTTTTATCAATTAGTTCTATTTTTTTGGTTCCGTTCCTATCAATAATAGAGTATACGTTATATTTTTTATTTTCATATTCTACAACGTCTCCGACTGCAATCCAATACTTTCCACAACGAATTGCAGAGGTATAGATATAATTTTTAGTCTTATTGTCAGCTAAGGAACATGACTCACGAAAATTAAAATAGGCATCAGAATCTGCATACCTTCGTTTAATATTCATTATATGTTCATCCAATGTCTTATTTACTTTTATCCAATCTAAAGATAATACAAACATTGGATTTTTCTTTGTGCACTCATGCCAAGTAAAAAAGTCACGTAATTGCGGAATTCGTTTCGAATATTCTAAATAGTTTTCAGTATAGTCTATATTAAAATAGCTATTCCAAAAAACTCTAATTAACTGCTCTGGTATTTCATTCGATTTAAAGTTATTGAAACGTTCTTTCATACATACTTCATCACTACTATTAACATTTGGTAAATTAGTTTTTAGTAAATAATCAGTTTTAAACTTTAACGGATGAACTCTATAAAAAACATTACAGAACGCATGATTATAAGAAACATCAATGACATAAATAATATATGGAAATGCTAAATTAAACTTTAACATGTCAGATTTATTTCTAACTCTGTGATTATCTATAATATTTTTTTCTTGTTTGAATATCCAGTCAGAGCTATCAAAAAACAATGTTCTTACTGCCGGCGGTTCTTCTATGACATACAAATCTCTGGTCCTGCTAATGTTTTCTACATACCTACAATTTTTAGGCAATATACAATTTTTTTTAATGGTTGAATGTAAATTATCAACAAAATCTTTGAATTGAACTAAAGTTTCTCTTTTATACATAACAAAATTATTATCATCAGAACTGGTAGCTCGTATTACGGATACATCATTGGGAGTGATGAAAAGACCTTGTTCATTCATTATTAGTTCCCCTTGTTTAACTTTAATATCCAAGTTGTTGCCTTATGGTATTTAAATCATTATCATCATTATTTTCGGCCAAAGTTTCGTTGGTATTTTCATCTTGTACATTAATTTCAGTTTCTGCCAAATCATTATTTTCGGCCAAAGTTTCGTTGGTATTTTCATCTTGTACATTAATTTCAGTTTCCATAGAATCATCTGACTTGTCTTCTTTGTTAAAATAACAAAGAATGTATTCTATCATACTTTCTTTTTTTCTGCCAATAACTCCCTTGATTTTATTGTTTTTGCAAATTTCATTCAATTCGGTCACTTTCATTTTTTCAAGCGATTCTTTTGTGTACATTTTTGTTCTCCTTTTTTACATTTCATTGTTTAGAAATTTAAATTGTTTAGCATACTCAACTAAAATCTTTTTTGGAATATTTTCATCATTAGTAATCTGCCACACTGCAACTCGTTTTGCATGCTCATCTTTTTTGTTTAAATGTTTCTTTAACATCGAATAATTTGAGATTATATATTTATCTTTGCTTTCTCGTTCTAAACATAAAAAACCAACCTCATTATCAAATCTACCTTTAACAGGCAATGATAAAAATATATTTGGGCCTTTTGGCAACTTATTAAAAAGTTCTTCATCCATTTTTTCATTTTCTTCTTCTTGAATTCTATCACATAGCATTTTAACTTGCATGTCAAAACTATGTGATTCAATTTCAGATAGAATTTCATTTAATAATGTCATTTATATTACCTTCCTCTAAAGAATATTGTTCTTTGATAATTTTCTTTGCTGCAAAAAGTAACAAGTCTAAAAATGACGTTGCATTAAAAATATTATTATTATTTTTTAAGTTAAAAGATATCATGTTATAAAGTCTAATAAAGAAATTATCTAAAACTAAATCATCTGTGCTAGTTAGTTTAGTACAAACAATTTTTGCCTCATTAACCTGTATATTTATTGATTTGACTCGTTCTTGCTCCTGAATCGATTCATCTAACAATTTTATATTACCTTCTAGCGAAAATTTATTACAAGATATTTTATTCCCGCTACCCACTCGTAATATTGTCGGATGTAATAATAAAATTGCCATTTTAGTGCTTAATATAGAATCTATTTTTGTTTAGATCTTCTATCCACTTTGCTTTATCAAAGGGAACCGATCTCCAATCATTTTTTTCCAGATCAAAAACATGAACAATTTTATTTTTAGTTATTAACTTTAAAATTTTAGCAATATCTACTTTCTTTGGATGCTTGTTTTTTGGAATTTTATCAAAATTCAACGTACACATCATAACTCTATCTGTTCCGTCTTTTTTAGTAAATTTAATAACAACCTGCTCGGAATTTCTTATTTTGTTAAAAAATTCGATAGCATCCTCTATTGGCAAATTTGCGTTTGTTCCAGTCGATGGTTTGTTCTTTAGAGTGTGTTTGTCATTTTTAGCCATTATTAGTGTCCCTTTTGTTAGAATGCAATAAGTTATCTAAAGAATCGTCTTTGTTATATAAAATTTTACTCATAATCACACAAGTCCAATTACATTTTTTGCACCATAAATCTTTATCATATTTGATAGCATATCGAAGAGATCTAAGTTCTCCATCTTTTGTAACATATTCATGTACTTTCTTTTTCGGTGTGATAACGCCTCTTATTCGTAAACATAACCTAACGCTTCCATCAGAATCAATAGTTAGATTATGTACTCCATTCTCCATTTCACAATCATAATTAGAAGGCAACATACAAAACATTTCTGGTAGCAGACAATCAGCCATATGAACCTGGTAATCATTCTCTAAAATTTTTGAAAATGATGTCATTAGAGTTTTAGATTTATTAACTAGTTGATTTTCATCAATAATATTACTAAAATCATAATACTCAGATTTAGAAATATCTATAAAAGTTATATCCGATGATATATCATTTTTAGTCATTAATTCAACTAAGTCAGGAAGATGAGCAAGAGATTCATTGTCCACTGTTATTTCAGCGACTCTGTCGGTACAAACATCTTTTAAATCAATCAACCGGTTAAAACCAGAAACACTTTTTTTATATCTGTCAGACTTTGTTTCATGTTGGTTAATTATCACTGGGTCAACAGAGGAAGTTATTCCTTGTAAATATCCAGTTTTATTAATTAGTTTTTCCATCAATGGTTGTATCTCTTCTGTGTTATTCGTAATAATAGTATAGTTAATTTTTTCATCATTGCAAAACGAAATAATTTCTGGAAGATCTTTTCTTAACAGTGGTTCCCCACCATAGAAAATATGAAAAATATTTTTGTTATGCTTTTTTAACCTATAAAGAATATCTATAACATAATCCGTTGACATTTCATTTTTAAGATAATATGACATATATGGATATTTACTTGGTTTGTTATCATAATTTCTTACAATTCTACAATAATGACATTTTAAATTACATTTTCTCGTTAAAATCCAAGAAACAATTTGAATTTTATCAACTTCTGTTATCATAAACACTCCCTTTTATCTTTAAAATTTAGCATGTCGAAATTTTATTTTAAGAAAGTTAATACTTCATCAGCTTCTATTTGATCAATTTGTCTATGGCTAATTAAATAAATGGCTTTATCTTTTGATAGCAACCGAAGAGCCTTAGAAACATATTCAATATTAGTATCATCCAAACTATCGAAAATCTCATCAAATAACAAAACATTAAATTTAACATTTTGAATTGTGCTTTGTAAATCATTTAAAGTTAATATAGTTGCAATATCAACTAACCGAATTTGCCCTCCAGAAAGTTGAATTCTAGAATTTGCTGATGTTTCGTTATCATATATATTAACAGAAATTTTATCCCTAAACTCGCCTGATTTTGTTGCTTTTAAAGTATCAAAACTAACTATGTATCTTCCATTAGAAATTTTATCTAAATAAAAAGATACCCTTTCATTCATAAATGGAATTGATTCATCAATCAACATTGACGGAATACCGGAATTTGAGAACGCATCTTTCCAAAAGTTAGTGATTGTTATTTCGTTTTCTACTTTTTGCTTATTTGTTATAATATTGTTAATTTTTTCATCACATTCTTTTATTAGTTTATCATAATAACTAATTTGAGAAGCATCAAAATCCTGGCTCTTTAAATCTTCTATTTGTTTTTTGCATAAGTAAATATTATTTTGTATGTTTCTTTTTTTCGTATTTAATTCATCATTCTTTTCGATTTCTTTTTTGACTTCAACTTTTTTGTTCACCAATATTTGTATATTTTCTATTAAACTTTTTCTTTTTTGATTTGTAGTATCTTCAATTTGTTTTAACTTATCTTTCACTAACTGGTCAACTTTTTCAATAGCTACTTTAAGCTTGTTATTGATGGTTTCTTTTATATTAAGAAAAGAAGTTTCTAGCTCTTGTATATGACTTTCAAAATCTTTTTCTAATTCAAATATTTCTTCTTTATTTATGTTAATATCTTTCTGGATTTTATTTAGTTCATTTGTTTTTTCTTGAAACTTTATATTTGTTTCTGATTTTAATTTTTCTAATTCTTCCGTCTTTTTTTGCAATGATTCTTTATGATGATCTGGTATTTCTTGCAGACATGTTGGGCAAGTTCCAGATTTTGAAATCGCAGATTCTAATTCCAAAACTGATTCGGATATATGTTTAATATTATATTTAATAGACATAACATCATCTGATATCTTTGCTTTACTTTCCTCTAATCTATCTATATTTTCTTTTAAGATTTTAGTTTTTTCATCTAAGTTATTTTTTAGAATCTTCTTTTTCTCTTCAAACTCTTTACTTTGTTTTTCTTCTTCATTGGCGGCTTGTATAACAAATTCTTGTTTTTTATATTTTGATTTGTTTTTAACCTCCTCTAATTCTTTTTCTTTGTCACTATCTATGTTAGTTAATTGATGGTTAAAAGATGCTAAATCTGATTCGATTTCGGCCATGGTTGATTGTAATTCATTATCAGGAATTATTTGTATCTTTTCTATTTCGTTTAGATCTTGCTCGTTATCCTCTAGAGTTTTTGTGAGTTTTTCTATTTTTATGTTTCTTTCTATATAAAACTGCTTTTCTTTTTCTTTTAAAGCATCTATATTTTTATTATAGTTTTCTATTAATCCTAAATTTAACTTGTAATTGTTTTCTAATTCATTCAACCGATCTTTATATTCAGAAATTCTTTTTGTTGATTCTTGTTGGTATAGGTTATAATCATTTAATTGCAAAATAGTTCTAAATATTTCTTTTTGTTCAGAATCTGTCAGGTCCGTAAAAAACGTTTTTATTTTCTGACCAAATAGAAGAGTATTAGTAAATAGTTTCTGAGGCATTAAAAGTTTTTCAATTTCTTTTTTAACTTCAACATGTCCTCGTTTATAAACTTTATTATCTTTTTTTAGTATAACAGTATTTCCAAACTTTGGATACTTTAAATATCTTTCCGCTCTAAAAACAGTCTTTTCTTGATTATCTATTAAACTAAAATTTACCCAAGTTTTGCATTTTTTCTGAACTTTATTATTAATAACATCATCACCTCTGGCGCCACTTGAAGTTATACCATAAAAAGTAAAAGGAGGAATGTCAAAAATGGTTGTTTTACCGATTCCGTTTGGTCCGGTAATCATTGTTAGCGTATTATTTTTTATTTCTATTTCCATTGGTTCTTTATAACAACAAAAGTTTTCGCATCCAAATTTTTCAAATATTATTTCTCTCATACTTTTATCCTTCTATATTTTGGCAAGATTCGATTATGCTTAACCCAACTTTTAAATAAGAATCTCTTTCATTCTCCGGTATTTGTTTAATATCCATATAAGACCTAAGCTTGTCCTCCCTTGACATTGTAGACGTAATTCCTCTATTTGTAATATCAACCTCTGTTCTGTCTACAATTCTAAATTGTTCTTGAATATCTTTCGTATCAATCTTTTCTAATTTGCTAATAGTAACATGATGCCCTTGATCTGATAGTTCTTTAGCTTTCTTAATTACTTCATCATAATTATCTTTTCGTAATTCAAACGAATAAAATTTTTTGTATCCATCAAATGGAACAGATTCGATTGTATCATTATCCGTATTTATTACTAGAAATCTTTTTTCATCATGCTTTTCGCCCCAATCTAATTGTATTGGAGAGCCACAATAATAACAAGATATATCATCTCTTATTATTTCTTGTGGTTTATGATAATGACCTAATATTACATATTGATATTTTGATCTTAAATCATTTAAAGATAAATCAGAAATAACACTGATTCCAGAATTCAAAACACCTTCGTTTAATCCAAAATGAGAAAACAAATACTTTGCACTTTTATTTTTGATAACGTCAACCATATTTGTTGAATATGGAACCAAAAGAATATTTTCAGATTCTATAAACATATAATCTGAAGTCACTCTAATTACGTTTGGTTCATTATCTAAAGAAACAAGCGCAGAGCATACATCTTCCCCTTTCCCAGAAAGATCATGATTTCCATCAATAACAATAAATTCTAAATCAGGGTATGATCTAAAAAAAGATAACAAAATATTCTGAGCAATAGAATAGATTATTGATTTGCCGTGCAATAAATCGCCAAGTATCGCAATTTGATTAATTTCATTTTCTAAAGAATAAGTAGCAATGTAATTCAAAACATTTTTTATGCTACTTAGTCTTTCTGGCAAATTACTTTTAGGATCTATTACATCATGACCATATCTGGCTAAATGTAAATCTGCAGTTATCGCTATTTTCATTTTATCCCTCTTTTCAAATATTCAGCCTGAACTAAACTATCTGCATCTTTTTCGTTTAACTTTATAGTTTTGTTGTCATTCGTTATTCCAAGATATTGAATACTGTAGTTCTTTTTCTTATAAAATTCTTTCCTTATAAAATAAGTTTTAGAGATTTCCCAACACCCAATATCAACTATATCTATAATTATTGCATCTTTTTTCCCTTTATGTTGTCTACATATTCTTCCGCTCATTTGTTTAATATTAGATATGGGGGATGTTAGAATTAGCAAGTCTTTCCATGGAGCATCGATTCCATCTCTTATTTTTCCAGGCGTAGAAAAAACATTTTTACTTTTTAAATTACTTAAACTATGGCCACTAACAAACATAGCCTTATCAGCATCTAAATTATCATGTAATTCTTGTAATAATTTAACTCTTTCTGCTATAATTAAGCTATGTCTCGAATTCTTATGTTTATTGATTAGTTCTTTTATAACAGATTTAAATTTAGGGGATTTAGTTCTCATCAAACTTAGATATCTAGCTCTTTGAAATTCACCACCCCAATATAAGTATCTTTTTCTATAATCAGTATTTATTCCGTAATCAAAAAGAACGAATGTTACCCTAATATCATTAACAGAACCTGAAGTTTCTTCTTCTTGATATATGTCACCTAAATGATAAGTAATAATATCAGAATTCCCATCAAATCTATAGGGAGTGGCACTCAACCCAAATGTAACTTTAGCTGGTATATGAATAGAACACTCTGAAAAAGTAGGCGCCCCAACACTTGTATGAACCTCATCTCCGATAAATATTCCAATGTTAGCTTTATTTAAAGAAATAAGAAAGTTGGTTCTATCTCTTTTTAATAAAGAAACAAACATTTGGTTTGTTATAATTATAACAGATTTTTTAAAATCTTTGTTATATGTGGTTGAAGTCAATATTGATATATCATCTTCCTTCAAAGAAGAATGTTCAATAAATCTATTTTTCCATTGATTAGCTAAACTATCTCTATGAACTAAAATTAATGTTCTTTTTTTCCTTTCGCTAACAACATATATGGTAATTACAGTTTTTCCTGACCCTGGTTCCATTTCAATTATTCCAGAATCATTCTTTAACATATAGTTTATTGCATTTTCTTGAATTCTGTCCCTTGGTGATATATTATGAGTTATATCAATATCTTTTCCAATATGTGATTCATCAATTATTTTAAACGGTTCATTGACAAAATTGTCAATCGGAAAAAATCTTGGAACTAATAAGTAATTGTCAGATTCTATAAAAAACTTATGTATAGTTTTTTCTTTTTTGTTTCCATACGAATTACTCCACCTATGCAAAAACCCTTTAATACCAAAGTAAAAAGTAGAGTTTTTGTATTTCGATGGAATTAAAATTCCTTGCTTTTTTCTAAATTCATACATGAAAACCTCTATATTATATTAACAGGAGCTACTCCATAACTAGCCACAGAATCTTCGTTTTCCCAAATTGCTACGTAAAGTAAATGATGTTCAGAATTTAACTTTTCAGATATTTTTTTATATAACATTTCAGATAAAACTTCCGCAGTTGGGTCTTTTCCCTCTGGAACAGTAATAACTTTTATGTCTTCTTTTATTACCATTGGATCATTTTCATTTAAAAATAAACAATGATCCCAATCCTTTAGTAAATCATTAACAACATTCTTTAAATCTGAAAAATCAATCACCATATCTTTTTCGTTAAGTCGATCTGAACTTACTGTGACTAGTATTTTTAAGTTATGACCATGTAAATTCTTACACAAAGATTCATTTTTGAACAGTCTATGACCGCAAGGATACCGAAATGTTTTTGTAACCGTGTACATAATCTTTTACTCCTTTATCATGTTGCTATAATCTTGCAATACATATTCTTGAATATTTTTAAGATTATTTTCCATTTGATTCTTCTTTTCTTTAAATGTTTCAGTATCTAAATCCATAGAAAGAAGTTTTCTTATCTTATATTTATTGATTAATGTTTTTACTACGTCTTCAGAGAGGTTAGTTTTTTTAGAAATATTGGTAATTGCTTTATCAACATCAGAAATAGATTTATTAATGTATTCTGGTAAAACTTTTCTTATTTTGTCAAGATCGATATATTCTTTAATTATATTCTCTGTTTTTGAAATTTCTGATTTTAACATTTCCGAGTTTATTGTTTTGTACAAATTGAAGACATAAAGTAAAACTTCGTCTACCGAACATATTTTAACTTTGGTTCTAGATTCCATAATTACAATTTGAAAATGAATGCTCCCTGTTAATATAGAATCTATTTTATTAACCAGTTTATTAAATATTGTTTGTTTATATCGCTGCTTTAAAACTCCAATCTGAATAATAGTTTGACCATTAGAAGATAAATCATTAAAACCTATATCTTGATTAGCTAGTTCTTTTTCAAGTTTATTTAAAATACCTTGAAATGTCATCTTTATAGGCCAAGACTTTATATACAAACAAAAATCTTTTTTGTTTATTTCATATTTTCCTTTAACTTTTATTTGAGCTTGCCCTTTTTCACATAAATCATTTAAATCTTTATCCGATGATATTATTTCACAATTTGTTACTGGCTTAATTACTGGTTTTGATTTTCTTAGTCCTAATAGCCACAACAATCGATTATATAAATCTTTTTTAGTATAACATGGAATTAAACTTTTATAACCAAATCCAATTCCTTCCATATACTTGTTTCCCAAAAAACAAAACGGAAACATAGTAGGCAAAAATAATGGTTCCTTGGATTCCGAATCCACTTCACATGTTCGATATGGAACATAATTTATCAGTTTAAATGCTAGATTAATTGTCTCTTCTGCAATTTTACACTCAGTATATCTCGGAGCTGATGCGTTTGTTGGTTCTATACCAATATTTGTTCCAAAGTTTCCTTGTCCGGTTAAAAAACCTTGTTGAACAAGTTGGACCAATGTTCCGTACGACGAACCATGCGGATGAAAATGGCCAGTACAATGAGCATCAACCGTCTGGCTTTTCTTATACTTGGTTCTCGCTATTTGATATGCAGAATATAGTAATCTACGTTCTGCTGGACGAAGCCCGTCAGCTATTAAAGGCAACATTCGTTGATTGTCTTCTATGCCATATTCCTTATATGCAGATTTAATTATCTTATCCATATTAACCTTCAAAGTTAGATAGTTCAGTTTCCATATCTTTTATATCACATTCTAGTAATTTTCTTCTTTCTTCCACGTCAGAAAATAATTTCATAATATCTTTTTCGTTGTTTGGAAATGGTAATTTTATTAATCGTCTAGTATTTTCATCCAGAGCACAAATTTTTAATTGCCATGGACTCAACTCACCAAGACCTTTAAATCTAGTAATTGGCTGGTTTTCTTTTTGAGCTTTTTCAACTTCCTGCTCTGTCCATAAAGGTAGAAATGTTTTTCCTTTATTTATTGCATATAACGGAGTTCTAATTAAATAATATCTTCCTTGTCTAATAATTTCTGGAACCAAATTCATTAGAGCAATTGTTAATAGACAGAAAATATGATTTCCGTCAGGGTCAGCATCCGTTGAACAAATTACTTTTTCATATCTTAATTTTGATATATCAAAACTCGGTCCATATCCGCATCCTAATGCTTGCAGTAATTCTTTAATTTCTTTATTTTTTATAATATCTCCTTTTTTAGTAGCAATTGATGGGATTTTTCCTTTCAACGGAAACACTGCATGTAGATTCGGATTCCTTGCCTCAACGAATGATCCTCCTGCACTATCTCCTTCAACTATGAATAACTCACCGTTTTTTGATATACAATCACGTAGCTTTGTAAATTTAGTAAATGCTCTTTTCCCACTATTAAGACCCCTATTAAGTTTTTTAGAGTCTTGATTTTTTCTGTATTTTTCAAAATGTTCTAGTAGGAATTTCAATAAATCTTTGTTTGTCTGAAAATATTCTTCTAATTCTCTTTTTAGATCTTTTGAGAATCTGTTAAAATAATTAGCTCTATTTTCTACTTTGTCTTTTGTCTGCCCTCCAAAAGTTGCATTCTCTAAAGATAAAGACAAAAATGCACGCAATCCAACTAAACAATCATTTTCTTTCACTCTCGTAATATTAAACTTTTTTAATTTTGACATGAAGAAATCTTTCAAAACAGAATTAAAAAAGTTAAGATGTGTACCGCCGTCCTCAGCTGCTAAGATATTAACAGATGATTTAATTTTTTGACCGATCGATCCAGAAAATGAATAACAAAAAACTGCATTAAATTTTTCATATTTTACTTTAGAATTCAATTCAATTATAGGCGAGATATCTTTATCATCTTTTTGTAAAACATGATTCTTAAAAAAATCATGTTTGTTAATTTTTATAACTTCTTTTTTTCCATCTATAATTAAAGCGAATCCACAATTTTCCAATTCAACTGACGCGGTATATAATCTATTTCTGATTTTATTTATATCTACGTCTATACTTTCGAAAAATTTCTTGCTTGGTTTAAATGAAATTTTAGTAGAAAAAGGTTTTTCCCCAGTAAACTTATCTATTTTTTTACTTTTTAGTTTTGCGTTCTCAAATCGAAATATAGCATGTTTGTTATCACGATATATTTCTATTTCATACCACTCACTAAGAGCATTTACTGCGGTCAATCCAATCCCATGCCTGCCGCTAGTTATTTTATATGCTTTCTTTAGATCTTCAAATTTTGATCCAGAATGCAATTTTGATGAGATTCTAATAGGAACATCTTCGTCAATAGGAATTCCTCTTCCATTGTCTAAAACCGAATATATATTTGATTTTGTATCTAATGTAACGCATACTATAGCTAACTTATTGTCAGAAAGTCCGCTTGCAAATATTTGAGCTTCATCTAAAGAATTATCAAAAACTTCTTCAATAAGATGATTAGGATTTTTTGTTGACCCTATGTAATTGTTTGGATTTAATTGAATTCCTTCGATTGCACTCAAATCTCGAATATCGCTTGCTTTATATTCCAATATTATCACTCCTTATTTGGCCTCCCTGACAAGATTCGAACTTGTAACCTACAGATTAGAAATCTGTTGCTCTATCCTATTGAGCTACAGGGAGGCCATTATATATTATTAAGTATAATCAGCTCTAACAACAAAACCAGTTCTATTTATCATATCTGTTCTTCCATTTTTCTTTGGAATTACCCAAATTATTCTTTTAGGCAACTCTTTTTTCTTTACGTTTAGATTATCGCAATAACCATCAGAAAATGCCAATACGATATCTGGTTTAAGTTCTTTTAGTTTTTGTAAACCAGGTAGCAGTGTTGTTCCCCCTCTTCCTTTAACGTCAAATTGAATGTCTCTCAGTTTTTTAACTTCATAGATCTTTTTAACCGAAGTATCACATTCAACAACCGTAGTTTTACAGTTTTTATCATTATCAATAATATTTTTAACTCCCATTAGAGCTTCATGAATCTCTTCCTTACTTTGAGATCCGGAAGTATCTATCAGAATCCCAATATTAAAGGAAAAGTCCTTAGTTTTGCCAGGAAACGGAGCAGTTATTGGCAACTTATTATTTAAGAAAAAACATACTCGTTTCTTATTAATTTTACTATATGCTAATTTAAATTTAGATAGTCTGCTTCCAATAACTAGTTTCTTAATTATTTCATAATACGGAAGCAGGGGCCGTCTAAATAACTGGTCTATTGACTCAGTTATGTATGATGGAAGGTTAGATCTATCTTTACTTGACATACTCTTCAATGATTCTTTAACTAAAGTTTTAACGTAATTTTCGTTTTTCCTAGCTAAAGATTCATTGTCTGGGCTTTTCTCCGTACCATCACTCCATTTGTCATGTGAAGAGACCATTTTTTCGGTCTCAGAATTCTTTTCTGATTTATTTTTATTTAGTAAGTTATTAATCAATTTGTTTTTTTTACTATTGTTATTTGACGACTTAGACTGTGACTCATTTTTCCCAGATCCGACACTTAATGAATTTGTTCCATCTAACAACTCATCAAAATAATATTCACTTGCACAAGATTGGGGGAGATCAAAATCCTCTGGAAACAAAGGTTTAATAGATAAATCTTTATTAATTTTCAATAATTTTGGCATATTTATTTGTTGATTCACTGCCATATCCGCTGATATATGAAACAACAAACTTTTTATCTCTTTTTGTTCTTTAACAAATTCGTTATTTACTATTCTTAAAAATCTTGAAATATGATTATTTAACAAATGTAACCCATCGTGCTCAATACACTTATCGATAGTCTTATCTGGAGCGGTCTCAAGCAACTTGCTATTATATAACATGGTTACTTTTCCATCATCCTCAAGCTTTAATGCTGTGACGCTATTCAATGAATTATCTTGTTTTTTATCAATCAAAGAAAACAAATATCCCCAGTAACAATGTTTCAGAGCCATATACATAATATGCTCTTTAATTCTATCATATCCGTTCATTTGTTTATCTCTTATTTTGGATTGTTAGTTACTATGAGAATCTTTTATGCGTATTATCTTTTCGAAGAAATTGATCTTATAATCATTAAATTTTGAAACCATAACAGAGTGCATCTTAGTAATATATCTAAACGCAGGATCTCTCCTATCAAAAGAATCTACCTGCGTTATAAATATACTGGCCGTATCAATAGGAATATCTAACAAGAAATCCTTGACGTTTTCCAAATTATGTTCATTATAATCTGGGCAACTCGTTGTTAGATAAGTCATAAACGAAAACATTATGGTACTTAGTTTTGAATGGTTTCCTTCTTTGTTACACTCAGTAATGATATGTTTAACAGATTTATAATCGTTAAAAATATCCTGAGGTTTTATGTGATCCATATCTTGAAGGAAATCAACAAATAACCTAGCTGCAGACAAATTCAACAAGCCTGCAGAAAGCTCAATAATATCGTTAATATTCTTTTTAATTCCTCCATTGTTATCATACCCAATTAAGATATTCGATAATCTTTCCCATGACGCAGGATTCGCAAAAATCGATCCTATCTTTTGCGAATCAAAGTCATACAGCCTTTGTGGATGAGATTGAATATATTCGATAATACTACTATGAAATTTATTTTTGATTGCATGATCGAGAAAATCTCTTACTGAGACTTCAGTGAATAAATGAAGAGCTCTTCTTAATCCAGCAGCGTCTTCAATATAATCCATTGAATATTCTTGATCATCCGGATTATCAATGGTTATAACAAACCATCCTTTCGGGAATTGATGTTTATGAATAGAACATTCATTTTGAATTTGCCACAATAATTGTTGAAGGTTATGATCCCCTCTTGCCATTTCATCAATTACAAACAACCCGTATGAATTTTCATCCTTCGGAACAAAATCTGAATATAACATCCGAAACGATGAAAAACCATCTTCTTTTTTTTCGTTAACTGGCCACGGAATAATAAAATCATCTCTTGACAAAACCGGGGCTTTGATAATTATAGTATCAAACTCGTTTCCGGTTTTCTCAGTCAAATCGTCAGCGATTTGCTGACAAATTTGAGTCTTGCCAACCCCAGCAGGTCCTATGATATGAAAACATTGTTTTTCTATATCTATATTATTTTCCCAAGCTTTTATAGTATTTAAGATGTTTTTAGAAATTAACTTTTTTATCTGATTTATTGTTAAAATCGGAGCGTTAAGTTTATCAACATGCTTCATATCTTTCATGGAAGAAATCTCCTTACATAAAAAACCAGTCTGTAGATTTTTGTATCTACAGACTGTTTTTTATTGGTTTAAAATTATAAGATACTTTTAGAACACAACATCGTCAAGAGAGAAATCGCTTTTAGACGGTGAAGATTCCGCTTTCTCATTATTATTATTATTAGAATCAGAAAATTTCTGGTCTTCACTTGGCACATATCCAGTTGAAGTCGCTTTGTTTTTTGACCAATCAAACTTTTCAACAAACTTGTCTTTAGTTTTCTTGCTTATGTCAAGAATATTTTTAACTATATCATTTGCTAAGGTTACACTGCTTGTTAAAACAAAAACATCTTTTGGTCCATATTTTGAAGATTCTTTTCCGATAGTTACATTTGTTACCACTCTTTTATTATTGACAAATGCTTTTTCAGCATTCTTTGAAGCCTCTGTCACTGGAGTGAAAAATGGCTCAAATTCTTGCTGGCTAATATCAGACAAATAAGATGAGACATTTCCGTATTTCATTCCTTTAGCTCGAAGGAACACAAAAATCGGTTTTCCTTCTTCATTTTTCCTCGGGACGCCATTAGAATCTGTTAAAATTCCCGATACTATTAATTGTGACCTACACGAAGAGCAATAGCTACTGGCCGCCCTCTCTGCGGAAGTTGATCCGCACGGATGTCCGCTGGTCCCTTTCCACGGGCCAGGACCTTCCTTAAACGAGAAACATTCTACGGTTTCCCCTCTCGGACTTTGCATTGTTTTTGCAAGGACTTCCTTCACATGAGTTATTATGAAATTAACCTCATCAAGATTATATTCAACCCCTCTGATATGAAGTTTTCCTGCTTTTTCTACAATATTTTGATGGTTGGTTCTGTCCTGCCCACCAATGTAAACTGCATGAAAAAATTCTTGCTCCGGAGGGGTTACAGGTTTGCTAGCGTAACCAGTCTCTGCCAATTCTTGATACTCAGAAAAATCAACCATTTAAAAATCTCCTTTAAATTTAAAAGTTTGGAACTAAACACCAATTCGTAGAATTGGTATCTTTTGGTATGGTAACGATAGAACAAAAAGTGTTAAACCAGCAACTTATGTTATCCATCATCAATTTTGATGATATAAAATTAGATACTTTGTAGTTTGGGAGTTCTTTTAAAGTTTCATCCTTAATAGTAATAGGTACAACTTTTCGAACTTTCGAATTTGAATACTCTCCATTTTTTAACAAACTAGGATGTGGGCAATAAACTATAACCAGTTTATCTCCAGCCATCCTAAATATCTCGTTTTTAAATAAATATAAATTTGTGTCTATGTCAAATCCAACAACCGCATCTGGTCCGGTTGCTTCTTCTAATACACGATGAATCGAAGTATGTTGTCTACATAGTTGAATATTTTCTTTTCTTTTTTCTTCACATATCTTACATCCCCCTGGATCAATATTTATTTCAGTTTTTATTTCAAAATCATTACTCATTGCCTTCGAAACAAAATTCAAAATTCTTCCTCTATTCAATAATAACTTAATAAGAGTAATAGGATAGAGACTATGGCTTAAATCTAATTTTTCAAGAATTTCTTCAGCCTTAACCACATAAGAATTGTTTCTTTCATTAAAATTGGTAAGCATTTTTTCTCCCTATTAATATCTATATAAAATTTCAAAAAACTGTTGAATAAAAAAATGAACACAGCCCTAACTTAAAAGATGTAATAGATCCTATTACATAAATTAATATATATAAGAAAACTTTTTTAAAAAAATAAATTAGTACTTTATAATTCTGCTGACGCGGGCTGGGAATAATTGTCTAAGTTAATAAACAAATCTGCATCAGGGAAACTATTAGAAGCGATTTTAATTCTTTCTTTGGTAGATACTGGCATATTCACATCTGTTACATATAAATGACATCCGTTAGTAAAAAGAAAAACAATTCCCTCATGAGTTTGTTCCGCTTCTATTAGTTGATTTCTTGGTAGGATTACTTTGAATTGTCCTTTCATTATGGTTATAGTATTCTTATTCATTACTTTCCTCCATTAGCTTTATTTGGATTTCTGTTTTCATTCTGTTTGTCAAATCAACAAACATTTTGATAAAACCCTCTTTGTAGTATGTTCTTAAGAAATGAGAAACCAACACAGAAAAATTAAATTCTGAAATTTTCTTGGTTGATATCTCAATAATAACTTCGCAGTTCGCTTGACACCAATTATCAATATCTATTCTAAATAAATTAACTTTAAACTCTTTCCATATGGAAGTAAAATAATCTACATATTCAAAACCGACAAATTTAATTAAATCTATAACATTAGATATTGTTTCTTTCTCATTAAAATCTAATTCTTGAAATTCAAAATCATATTGTTCATCAAATCTTTCCAGCGCTCGAATGCAAAAAGATTTTTGATTTTCTATTGGTTGCTCAAGAATTGACTCGGAAAATAATTTCCAGTAAGTTGGAAATTTTTTAGTGCCAACTGTTTTAGCTAATTCTAGATAATCAAATAAATTAGATCCTTCTTCTATTTTACTTTCTACCAATTCAGGATCTATTTCTGGAGGCGGTATAGTTCCTCCAGCAAGAATATCTGTATTATTTTCTTTCATTTATTTCCTCTCTAGCATTAAGCTTATAAAATAAGAATTTAATAGATCTTTCGCTGGTGACGATTTTGGTTCTATATAATCGGCATGTCCTTTTTGAATTACCTGTGATAGTATTTCATTTTTTGTTAAATGATCATCACTCAACGGACCCATTAACTCACTTAGAACAGATAAAGCGCTATATGAAATTAATGAATACGTATCGCCTTCTCCAAGTCTTTGTCCGCCTTCTCGTCTCTTTCCTGCAGTTGGTTGTAGTAATTTTCCTGTAACCGGACCTGTTGCTCGACCATGAATTTTTTCTGCCGCTATATGTTCAAGTTTGTAAATATAAGTATATCCAACTGGAACTTCGTTTTTTGTTTTTACATTATATTCAGGAAGATATAAAGGATAACCGCTTTTTAAATTCAATATTTTCATCGCTTCCATAATTTGTGAATGGGATGGCGATTTAAATGGAGGAATAACAAGTGGAAAAAAACCTGTATTTTTTACATCTTCTATAATCTTTTTAAACTTAGTGTCTGATAGCGATTTAAACGTAGATATTAGTTTAGTGGAATATTGTTTATCTTTAGTTGAATCTAAAATACTTAACACTTTATTCAAAACTGTTAAAATTTTACTTTTCGATTCGTTGCTTAAAAACATATCGCCTATTCTTTTAGAAATTAATCCTGAGTATAGTTCAAATACTTGTCCCATATTCATTCTTCCAAGAATTCCAATCGGGTTTAAAACTATTTCTAAATGGTCTCCCCACGGAGTTCTTGGCATATTCTTTTCATCTTCAATTACAGATATTATTCCTTTATTACCATATCTATTACATAATTTATCACCGACATTAATTTTTAGTTCTTGTTCAATTTTAAACTTGATTAAAACGCCTTTTATTGGCACACTTTTAATTGTGAATTTCTCTTTTTTTGGTTTGTTATATCGTTTGTTAGTTCTATCTATTAGATCTTTTAACTTTGGAAATTTGTTTTCATCTAAATTAGAAAACACTTCAATATCAACGATTGTTCCGCCAGGGCTCTTTAAAATTAATTGCCCGCCTATTATTTCAGTTCCTTCTTCGTCCTCTATTTCTTGGTATCCAATTAACTCTTCTATTTCTCCAATCGTTTTTACTAGTAACCTATCACCTTTTTTAGTTTTATCTCCGATATTAGCAATTGAAATTATTCTGTCTTTCTTAGAAATTAAAATTTCTTCCTCTATACCATGCAAGGAAGTTAAAAAATCATTCTCTACTAATTTACTGGATATTGCAATACCATCTTCAAAATTATATCCTTTGTATGGCATATATCCAGTCAATAATGTTCTTCCTAATGAAATAGATCCATTTGATATGCAACTTCCTTCCGCTAGAACTTGGTTGGTTTTTACGGACTGTCCAATTTTAACAATCGGATTAAAAACACTTAGTGTGTTTTTTCCAGACCCAGATTTTAAGTGTTCTGGCATTAAACTAACTTTTGTAGTTCCTTTTGGACATTTCACTTCAATAAAATCATTCTCAACTTGTGTAACCTTTCCATTACATGGTGCTTTTTTAATAAAACTGTCTGATAATACCTGAGGAAGAATTGATTCATAACCAGATTGAATCACCGGCGGAGAAGGATTTTTTAATGGAATAACTTGTTTTGCTTGTTGAGTAGCCATAATAATTCTTGCGCCATCATTATTTTCAATAAAAGGAATTAAAGCCGCAGACGTTGATAATAATCCAGAAGCTTCTTTGTTATTAATTTGTTTTGTTTTAATCAACCCTCTGGCGGAAGTTAGCGCTGCATCAATGGTCAATTGCTGAACAATGCCTATATTTTCACCTTCTGGAGTATCAAAAGGATCTATGGTCCCAAAATACGAATCATGAACATTTCTTGCATCTATTTGAATGGCTACTTTATCTGGAATTCCACTAACCTTTTTTCCAACCGGAGATATTCTTGTTATAGTTGCCATTTCTTCTACCGGATTTGCATATTCCATGTCAGTAACAATTTCTAACATAGAAAATTCACTTAAAACTTTTGTTGGAGAGAATTCAAATTTGGCATCTGTATTTCCTGACAAAACTTGTTCTTTATAATTAGTATATGCAGCTAAAATTTGTTTTTGTATTAAATGAACAAGAACTTCCGAATTTCTAATTCTTTGATTAGACAAATCATTTCTTTCTTGACAAAAACCAGTTAATAACTTAGTTATCATGTATTCCATTATATTTTCTAGTTCATATGGAAGTTGTTGATTTATAAGAACTTGTTTCGCAACAGGATCAACAATGTTTTCTAAGTTTGAAGAAATCAAAAATGTTGAGTTTACCCTGCCTGTCATTGAAATAATTAACTCGTTAAAATATTCTTTTGTTCCAAATTCTTTAGATATATCATATTCAGATACTTTAGCTTGAATAAACGATTGGCATAATTCTTCTTTTAGTTCAGAATCGACATTTTTAAAAAGAATATACTTTTCATTGTTTATTTTTACAGAATATTTTTGTTTTCTTTTTGGTTTTTCGTTTGTTATTTCATAGTCTATTTTATATTTCTTACAAGTTTCATCAAAACCAAAGCTATAAGCCAAAAGAATAAAAAGAGGTAATTTATAAGATCCCATATAAGCTTCTAAATACTTTAATCTTTTTGTTCTCTTGCTCCATATATGAAAACTAGAATATGAACTTTCGAATTTAGAATCATACAGTTTTGGAAAACTTATAGGACATACTACAATTTGATTTATCAAACATTTCTTTCTTCCGTTTATTCTAAATGTGCCTGTCTGTGGATCTATTTTTGGAATCTCAATTTTTACATCATGAGTATTTCCGAACATATCTTTTAGCTCTATATTAACAATATTTACATCAGATTTTTCTAGTTCTCCTTTCTTTTGAGGTTTCTCTTCAATTCTAACTTTACTAACTTTTAAAGAAACTTCTTTGCCTTGTAATATTTTAAATGATCTTTCTATATCTTTTGAAAGGTTTTGTTCGAAATCAATCTGCCTTTTCTCAAAAATATGATTAGGAGCTTTGTTATCAACCATCTCTGGAATATTTACTAATGAAATAATTGGATCACTAGACATGTTGATTGGTTTTGATTTACTTAATATCATATCAACATATTGTTTATCTATTAATTTTAAAGCTTTGTTCTTTTTTGATGGGGGGATTGATTTTGCAATATTTCTTGCTTTGTTTATGTTTCCAGTAGATGAGTATAATACAGATTTTATCACGGTATCTTTAATTTCATTTTCTGTTTCTTTGTTGGCCAAGATTTTGCTTAGCATCTTATCATCTTTTTTCAAGTAATTATAAACAGCATTAATTACTTTTTCTTTTCTATTTTTATCTGCTATGGATAAATTATCCTTAACTTTGTTAACTATTTTCTCAGCAGCATCTTTTGTTTCTTTGTCGTCTTCCTCTTCGGTTTCTATTGGACGAATAGATTTCAAAAAAGCGTATGTCCTTGTGAAATTAAAATCTCCATCTTTCATTAACACCCTATACATTGTTTTAGATATGCCTATAGTTCCAAGTAACATATCTGAAAATGGATGTTCTCTTGTTTTTATTTGTTGAACAATAGGAAATATTTTTCTGTTTATGATAATATCTAATTCTTTTGTTACGTCCACTGTATATAAAAGAATTTTCTCATATCCAGGAAAATCTGTAAAAATTTTTGTTATTATATTTTTAATTAGAAATCCAGCTCTTTGTCTGTATGTTTGTGGATGATAAACTTGGTCTATTGTCTTAAAATAAAATGATAGATCGTATATTAAATTTCTATTTGAAGGAAACTTCATATTACTAGCATATGATTGTAATTTTCGCATCTTATATAACTTATGAATCTCTGGAGTCATTCTGCTTCTTGGAATCTTAGTGGTAGGAACAATCACTGTTTTAAAATCTTGAAATTTTATATTTAGTTTTGGATAGTCATTAATAAACAATGAATTCTCAGGAAAATAAACTAAAAGATATGGTTTATCTTTTTTATAAAATCTCATTCCAGAAACTTTTCTAGAATAAAGAGGCATGTTTTTATATTGTATCATTTATTTAAACTCTCCAGTGAGTACTTGTTCTAATATTGAAGGTTCGTCAACAGTGTCTGCGATTAACCCAGTAGAAATTGCTTTTCCTATGTTTTCAAATGCTAAACCTTGAATAAAACTAGTACTAAAAACAATATTTTTAATATTTGTCATTACCGGATTAAATGGTTTGCATAATCTAGCAGGCAAAGAAAGATCTCGTCTGCATCTTAAAACATTTGATAGCAAAATTTCTAAGTGTACTGAATCCATTTTTGATTTTGAAAAATATACATGAGACAGCTTTTTAAACAAATGTTGAGTATCTTTAAATATTTCTTTTCCGCCAAGAAGTCTTTCTATAAAATGAACTTCTTTTTTCAAGTCATCCGCTCCAGATGCTCCCTCTAATATAATTTCACCTTTTTTAAACGTTAATTCTATATAAAATTTCCCATGTTTAATCATATCCATAGCTTTTAGTTCGATCGGATAATCTAGAATAATGTTAAATGTAACATCTTGATATTCAATTCTGCATATTAAACTTTTAACCCATATTGTTTTTTCTATCTCATCGATTGTTAAATCGGTATCAATTTCATAACTATTTAAATCTATTATTAATTTACAATCTTGTTGTGTTATTAACTGAGTTTCATTTTGGACTAGTTTGTTTCTTACTGTATTTTCCGTTACTAAAGGATCATTGTCAATGATATCATTTATTAATTGCCTAGATTGCAATTTAACGGCTCCGCCAGTATGAAACGTTCTCATAATTAACTGAGTTCCGACTTCGCCAATTACTTGGGCAGCAAGTATTCCAACAAATCTACTTTTATGACGAAGAAGTAAATTACCATAACATGTATGGCATATCTTTTTTGATTCACAAAAAATTGGGCTTCTTAGTTTAATCATATCTCCAGATTTAAACTTGCTTTTATCAAATAATTCTAATTTTCCTTTGTTATTAACATAATATCTTCCATCTATTCTTGATATTAAATATTTATCTAACTTTATTGTTAAAGTATCTTTTGTTCCACAATCTTTATTAGATTGACTAAGTTCTACATTATTTAAAACATAAGCTAGTTTCCTAGACATATATCCTGTATCCGCAGTATTTAAAACTCTATCTATAATACCAGCTCTTCCACCTGGAGAGGCTTTAAAATATTCTTCTGGAGACAGCCCATCAGAAAATGATCCTTTTATTGGCTTTAAAATATTTCCTTTTGGATCTTTGATTATGCCTTTGGCAACTAAAATTTGCATCGGTCCGTTCCAGCCTTTCCCAGCGCCAGATTCAACAATTGCATATAACCCAGTATCTTTCAGATAATCTTTTAAAATCTTTAACATAGCATCTAAAAGTTCTTGGGCTTTGTCTGGATCTGCATCCTCTAGATCTTTCTTTAACTCATATATTTGATCTGGAACTTGAATATCAGATAATCTAATGCTTGGTGCCATAATTGTAGAAAATTTAAAAGCAAAATTTTTCATTTTGTAAATTGCTTTTTGCCCCTCTTCATCATTAAACTTATCTACAATGTCAGATATAATATTATTAGCAATACTTTTGGTAACTACTTGATTTACAAACGGATATTTTTCAGGGAGACAACTATTAAAAATTGCTTTTCCTAAACTAGTATTAACGCCCCTATAATTAACTGGAGAGTATATATCAGTTCTTGTTTGGAGATCGTCATCTAAAACTGATAAAAATGGACCTTTTAGTGAAACATCTTTGGTCATAAAATATAATCCAACACACATTTCTTTTGATATAGAATAATTTATACTATTTGATGACACTCCAGTTTTACCGTTCATCATCCTTTCTTGAATTTCTTTTTGAGCTTTATCTGTAATTGGATGATAAATAGCCATTTGATCGCCATCAAAATCTGCGTTGAAACCACCAACTTGAACTGTCGATACTTTTATAACATCACCATCAACTAATTTTGGTTTCATTCCCCTAAGACTTTCAGCATGTAATACTGGGTCTCTTTTACATATCACATACCGATTCATCATCGCTAGTTCGGTTGCATCCCATATAATATTATACAAGGTTTCTGGTATTTCATCATTGTTTTTAATATTCTTTAAAACTTGTTGAAGTGTATCCACGGACAAAGGAACACCCAGAAAATCTTGAATTTGGTTATCTAATTCTTTTTTATCAAATCTATCTGTATATAAAATAATATGAATTATAAAAGGATTAAATAAGGTAACCGCTATTCTAAATGGAATCCCAACTTCGTTTGTTTTTAATTCTGGTCCTGGTGCAATAACTGCCCTTGTTGAAAAATCAACTCTTTTTCCAAGAAGATTTTGCCTAATCAATCCATGTTTTTTACTAACTTTTAACTTGATGAATGAATCATGTTCATTAACAGATTTTTGCATACTATAATTTAATAGATCAAATAATGGACCTGAACCTGAACTTTTAATTTGCTCTGCCCTTCTTATTATACTTATATAAACATTGTTTAGTTCATCTATTATCCACATCCCTGACTCATCTTTATAAGCCGGCCTAAATTCAGGAGGAATTACTGGAATTTTATTGATGAATAATCTTTTGTTAGAATATGAATTTTTTATTAATTGAATATACTTTTCTCTTGTTTCGGTTTCACCTCTGAATTTTATTCTTGGAAATAACTCGATAAACGCTTCTATTCCGGTTACTCCATTTTCATCAACTATTAATCTTTTATTCTCATCTAATGAAAATGAATTTTCTGTTGATATGAATTTTTCAACTTTTCTATCTAATTGAATAAGTATTTTCAATCCAGTTGGATGAATTACATTACAATTTAAATCTATATATGAAAAAGTTTGTCGCCTATGAATTGTTTCTAAATTTCCAAAAATGGTTTCTGAAAACAATCCATCATCAGAAAAATCTCCGGTTTTACTAAGAATTTCAGAGTTAGTTACTGGTGTTAGACTTTTTGTAAACTTTTCGATATCGAGAAAGTTTAGCATATTTACACTGCCTTGATTTTATTAACTTGTTGTTTTAGTTTGTTTATTAACCTTGTTGTTTTAGATTTATTTATCGAAGATAAAAACGCAGTTGGAATATTTTTTGAATATCTGGTATATAGCATTTGAAGTCTTTTTCTTATGCACTTTAAATCATCAATATTAACTGATCCTCTCTGTTCCAACTTATCAATAATTTTTAAAGATATTTTAATGATATTGGGATCTATCATTCCTTTTCTATTACATATTGGCAAAATTGTAACATCATTCCTATACGGAAGAGAAAGAAAACATTTTGGATATTTTTCAAAGAGTTCATCTCTCGCATCTTTGTTCATTAACCAATCTAGTGTATGATGTGTTGGATCAATCAACATTGAAACCTTTCTTATTAACTCGCTTAAATAATCAAATGAATCATTAAAAGTACTCATTTTTAATCCTCCAAAAACTTAGTAATCTCATTTAGAAAATCTGTATTTATAAATTGTTTATTCATAATTAACACATCATCATAAGTATATAACATACGATTTATCATTGAATTGGTGAAAGCCAGTAAATTAACCATTAAAATACATTTAATCTTTCTGTTTAAAAGTTCATCAAAAATAGAAAAATTAATATCTACAATATCACATTCTAGATCTATAATTACTAACATAACGTTATTCTTATTTAAATGTGATATCACTTCATCATATGTGCTTCGAAAACTAGTGCTAAAATTATTGTTTTCTAGAATATTCCTATACTTGCCATATAAAGAAATGTTATCTGAATAAATTAGAATTTCTTTTTTCATGTTAATACTCTTTCTATTCTTACTTTTTATTTTGTTCTAAAATATTCTTTTAAAATTAAAATGAAGAATTCATAAGTTTTTTCATTTCTTCTATTTGTTTATCATATTTATTAGCAAAGAAATTAGTATAAAACATAATCATTTCTTTTTCAATTTTACTCAAAGGAACACCAGATAGTTCTTGTCCTGTTATTATATTCGTAAATGATATTCTAGAAACTCTCCCTATGAAATATCTAAAAATTTCATATTGTGGCATTTTTGTTTTAAAACCAAAAAAGTTATTTATATCATTCTGAATATTAATATAATAATTAATAGATTTTATTTTATACGTTGTGATAACTGCTGGTTGGGTTGTTGGATAATACAACAAAATAGAAAACAAAGTTTTAAATTCTGATTTAAAAACCTTTCTTAATAACCTTTGTATATACACTGATAAAATTGCAGAATGTTCTGGAGTTAATGTTTTAAAATGATTATATGGAATGTTTGTTATTTTAGATAGCATAGGGTATGCTAAACATTCAGAAAGTGGAGATATGTATTTTATTCCAGATATTCTATTTTGAAATGTAATAATTCCTTCATTCCTATCTGCAGTGGATGTCATTTTTGTTTCTGATTTTCTTTCAATCTCTTTATATATCTCTTCGTATGCAATTCCTTTTAATCTGCCAATAGTATCATTAAACGAATATGTCTTTAAGTTATTTACGTTAATTCCATGAATATCCTCTGTAGAGATAGAATCGTCATAAATAATAGAACCTTTATAAACAGATCTTAAAAACCATTTAACAGATTCATCAATTACTCCAACAAAATAAGTAATTGGATTCTTATCTTCTTGACATAAAACCAAGATATTATTCATGATAAAATTGAAAATTTCAACCACATGAACATCAATTGTTTTACATTGAATCATTTTAATATATTCCCACATGTATCTATCAGATAAGTTATACTTGAAAGTCTTAGTTTTAATAACATTAAATATTTTAAAAATAATTTCAGTATCAGAGATATCTTTTATAATTTCATTATAAGCTTTTCTATGCAATCTTTGATTCAATTTTAAATTGCTAGAGTTAAAGAAAATAGCGTAAAATTTTAAATATCCAGAAATCAATGCTATTTGTTTAATTTCTTCTACGGTAAATAAAATACTATTTTTCTTAGCTTTTGATTCGTCAACAAACTGAGAAAAATCAATATCCGCTTTATTAGTAATATACTCATTAACAAAATGTTTAATCATCGGAATATTATCAATAAGAATATCATATCTCTTATCTTTATTTTTGTTATAGTCAGTAATAAAACTACAAAACCAATCATCAAAATCATCTTTACATGTTTCAGAAATTTTTTCTATAAAAGAAGAAATGATAAAATATTTGTTAGTAATGGATGAAGAAATTAAGTCTAGTTCAACAAGAACATTATCATCATTCATTATTGCCCATTTCTTGTGTTCTTCTTTTTTTAGTTTTATCACATAATTCTCCTTTTTTTAAAATAGATATATATAGGATTAAAGTTTATACAAGAATGAAACAGGTTGTTTATTTCATAATAAAACGTCTAGCCTGCGCTTCTATTATATTCTTGCTAACAAATGTGCCTGGACATGTTTCATTTTCATTAGACGAAACTTCATTATGAAATTTTATTCTACTATATGAAAGGGAGAACATTTTTAAGAGAGGATTTATAATCTTATAACATAATACTTCATATGTTCGTTTTTCTGGAAAATCAACATCATAATTTCCAAGTAACGCAACATGAATTGATTTTCTATTCATATTGGATTCAATATCCGGAAAATCACATTCTAAAACAAATGGGCGAGCAATAAACGGATAGAAATCATCACCAATCCTTTCAACTATAAAATGATAGTTTATGTCAGGAACTTTTTTCTCCATAACATAATTACTCATTTTTTTCATTTGAAATTTTGGAGCATCTATTTTAATGGAAGGTTCTTGATACGTACACCAAGTGTGGTGAATAATAACATACTGGACTTTAGTATGTCTAATTTTCATTAATGGTAATTTAAATGGATATTTCATTTTAGGTATTTCTGTCCCCTTCAGGCGTTGATGGAATAGCAGGATTTGCTGGCTCTGTCGGATTATGGCATAAATCCGAAGGTTCGCTACTTTCAGCTCCTTCTGGTTGAGATGGACTAATCGCTGGACCAGCAGACGGAGTATCTGGATTATTTACAAATCCACCATTTCCTTGAATTGTATTGGCAACCAAGTTTACATTACCAGTATCAGATGTTATATTAATATCTCCATTAATCTTCATGTTAATAAAATCTTGAGTTTCTGCATTTATTTCTTTTGCTTTTATGTTCATAACGCCATCTTTATCTATCGACATTCCGGTGCCTCCAGAACCTGCAGTTGAGATTCCTGGTTGTGCTTTTATAGCAGATGGTGATTTTAAGTTAATATCGCTTTCGGATTCAATATTAATTTTTCCTTTAGCTTTTGTTTCTATATTCCCGCTTGTTGATTCTGAATTAACTCCGGCTCCTTTTATGTTAAATTTCTCTACTGATTCTAATTTCATTTTTTTGTTTGCTTTCATATTAATATTATCAGCGGATTCATCAAAAATATTTTTACTGCTTGTTCTACAAATATTGCCATCACTTGTCTGGCAATGTAAATTTTTATGAGAAATCATGCTTGTGTCATTATCTGACTCAGTCTTTAGTTTATTATGTGTCAACAAACTCATATCTTCTTTTGATTCGGCGCTAATATGTCCAGTTTCCGCCAGAATATCAATATTTTTATTGGCAGTAAGATAAAAAGAACCATCAGTTTTTATTTCAATGTCATTCTTAAAATAAATTTGTAATTTTTGTTCATCAACATCTATATGAAAAAAATCTCCTTTGACTGTTCTGACTAATACTTTCTCTTTTCCAGATCTTTCATCAAATAAAATGGTTGTCATATTACCATCTATCTGATATACTGAGTTTGTGTCTCCGGTTGGTGGAGTATTAATTTGTCTTTTCTTTCCAGCGATTTCTATTCTTTCATCATCTGGATCATCTGAAATTATAATGACTCTTCCTTTATGAGTTTTTAAGATTGTCCATTTATCTTCATAATTAGAACCTAATTGATTTTCCGGAAGAACCATAGTGTTTTCTAACTCACATGCAGCCATATAATAAGGTTTATTTATATCTCCAGATTCAAAAAATATCCAAAGATAAGCACCTTTTTTTGGAATATATGAAGACCCCATATAATGATGATCTTTATCAAACTCAGTATTTCTGCCACCCACTGGATTGTTAGCAGGCCTTGCCCATAATCCTTTTGTATCTGGAATATTTGGCATTATACTTGGAATCCAAACTCTTACTCTTCCAAATTTCTGAGGGTCTTTATTGTCAACTACTTTTGCTCTATATATCCCATATAATGATTTATCAGTTCTGGATGTATTATACATAATGTACTACCTAAAAATTTGATCAGAAAATATAGAAACCATTTTTTCATACTGAATTCGATTGTATCTATAAATAAATGATGGGATAACCGATGATCCAGATATCGAAGAACATAAAATACTAGATATAAATCTTGAAAGATCTTCTAATGCCGGAACTAGATTTACAGAAATACTGGTTATAATCTTTTTCATAAAAGAATATTTTGTTAATCCTGGCATGATTCCCATCTTATCTAAACAATTAATAAATTCAATAATATCTTCAAAGTTAAATGTATCTAATTGATGGACATCTTCTTTGTATGAATAAGCAGCATGTTGACTTGCTTTATGATAAGCAGATTTAGAATCATAACCAAAAAATGATGATAAAATATATACTGAAATTAAAAATTTTAATTTTGGTATTTTTTGAGAATATAATCCCAATAAACCATAATCTTTTCCAAATAACCTAACAAAAAAAGAAAGTAAATAGTTTATAATTAATGTTGAATATGAATCAGAGATCAATATCTTTTTGTTTACTAGTTTAGAAAAACAAATTCCATAAACCAAACATGAAAAAATAGTTCTATAATCAACATCCACTATCGTTTTTTTATCAAAGCTTTTTAAGTTAATTATAATATGTTTTGTTTTGATATTATATGTAATTGGAAGTAAATAATTATCAAATACAACAACTTTAAAATTATCTTTGTTTGAACGTACGTAATCTATTACATAGTCTTTTTTCTTATATTTCATTTTTGATTCATGGATTTTAATATAATTCAACAATCTGACTACAGAATTTTCTTCACTAGAAAAACTGTCTAAAACTCTTTCGCTTACATCAATATAGTTTCTTGTATTTTTTAATAATGAAAATGATTGTTTTATTTTCATGTCTTTGAAGTTCTCACTGCTTTTTGTAACATTCTAAATTGTTTTTCTTTTCTCATTAACCTTTCTTTTGTTTTTACTATTTTCTTATTAATTTTTTCAATACACTGTTTCTTTTTTGTTTCATCTTTAATCTGGTTGCATTTGCTAATGTTATTTTTTAAAGAAGATATCATTCTTTTCAATGCTTTTATTTCAACATCGGTCATGCATAATGATTTGCCGATGCCAACAGTGGTAGAACATTTTCTAGCATGTTTTGAAAAATATTCTTTATACATCCTATATGCAGCCATAATTAAAGATGCTGCACTTAAAGTTAAAAGAACAGATTCTTTAGTTTGATAATATTTTAAATATTTGTTATTAGTTTTCATAATGCTCATCCATAATCTACCAGTTAACCGAGTCAATTTTTGATATGTCTCTTAGCGAAAATTTATCTTGACAAACTGTTATGATAGATTGATAGGAAGGAATAACTACAGTGCTTAAATCAAATTCCTCTAAACAAAAAACATTGTTTACATACATTAACATATTTGCTAAAACCACAGTTCCGTATTCATCAAAACTTAAGTAATCTGGTTTATATTTATATTTTTGATTAAAACTTATTTCTTTTGAGTTTCGTAGTAAGTAAAACAAGTTTTTTTCGATTGTCCAAAACGATGGACTAGTAAAAACAAATAAATCATTTTCTGTTTTATATTTGTTTGCAAAGTTGTCAATTGAAATAGGTAATTTTGCAAACCTTTTACTTTCTTGATCTATAGTTATCATTAAATTTCTCCTACTGCCTTAACACCAGGATAATTATCTGAACTCCACGAAGAGCTTCCAGATTTAATACTCATTCTAGTATTTATCGTATCTAAGTCATCTTGATCTAGATATTTAGAAAATTCTTTTAAGAATGATAGATAGTTTCCTTTCACTAGCTGAATTGGAATCGCCAAAAAACCGTTATGAAATTTCTCATGAATGCTTTTCAATAATGTAATATATCCAACTTTATTTTTGAAATGTAATTCAATGCATTCTATTGCGATATCAAAAGTTGAGAATTCTTGATTTTTTTCTATTTTTCTGTTTACAATCGCTTTTACTAAAGAATACAAAGATGGAATATGATGATGAACTTCTATTTTAACTTCGTCCATTTTTTCGTTTGTTATAGCACATTTATTTACTCCAAGTATATCAATTATATACTCTCTCCACAGTTTATACTCATATGAATTTCTTATCATTCTTTCCACTGATTTAATAAACTTATTACAATCAGATTCGTTTTCAAAATTTTTAATTCTGAGGCTCAAGCGAAATGGATGCTTATCAGAATATAATTCTAATTTATCAACGTTTGATTCTATACTGGCTTCATTTTTGTTATTCTCATCTAATTCTTTTTGTATTTGAGTTAAGTTAATATTATCTGTCATGAAATAACATCCTTGTTTTATGAACTAGTTTTTGATAAAAGGTCTTGAAAAATGCGCGATCCTTTTAATTTGTTTATTATATCCATCAAACCTTTAATAGCTATCATACTATATTTTATACCAATATTTGAGATTGCAATTCTGTTTTCTTGTTCTTTTACATAACTTTCATTTTTTGATTTATCGCTCCATAAATACTTTAGATATACTAAAATTAATAAAAAAACAAGAAGAATTTCTATCATAACAACATTTTCATCTGGTAATTTGTTAAATTTTATATCTTTCAATTTTATAATCGAGGTAATTGAAAATGCTATAATTGAACCACAAAAAGCTAATACAAGACTGCCTAAATATATATCAGATCGATAAACAATGTCCTCTGCATTTTCAAGTTTTTTTCTTGCATAGTTTGAAAATTTGTTTATTAACTTATTGGCTTTTTTAGTATTTTTTCCAGAAACTACAGCTATTATTCTAGATAAAATATCTAAAGAAAAACTGTTTTTATATTCTTTGAATTCGTTTTGTAATTTCTGTTTTGTGTATCTGTAACACTCTTCAAATCCATCAATTCTTGACTTTCCTAATTGTATAACTTTTCGAATATCAATGTTTGGGAGGTCTTTTACTCTTTTCCTTAGTTTTTCAATATTTTTAGCCTTCGCTGCAGCTTTAATGCTTGATAATGTAGATTGTATTTTATTAAGTATAGATTCATTTAAATATGTACGTTCATTTAGGTTATGTTTATTTAAGCTATATTCATTTAATTTTAGTCTTGCTTTTGCCCTACCAAGAACCTTTCTAATTGGAACTTTCCTTCTAAACAAAGGACCTGTTGCTTGTTCTGCATCTTTTATGTCTTTAAATGCTTGATAATGTGAACGTGCAGCGGATGTTACTAAATATCTATACGGAACTTCAATAACAGATCCTTTGTATCTTTTAAGACAAAAATAACATTTTTGCTCTGCGTTATCCGCAGCAATTATAGTTGGCCATCCAAGAGAGAATAATCTTCTAATTTTTTTAGGTTGATTAAGAATATCTGCGCCTAAATCTAAAAAGTTTACTAAAACAAAAATATTTTCTCTATGATCTGTACTTGCTAAAATAACATCTTTTCTTGGATCTCCAGTTATATGAAATTTTTTTCTGCCAAAACTAATTTTTTTAGATATTGTTTGTTGCAGTCTTATAAGTTTTTTTGAAACAGTTCTTCCTAGTTTGGTTAGTTCTCTTTTAATTTTATTTAAACTCACATCATAAAGAATCATTGATGCTAGTTGTCTATCATCTTTTACACGATATGGAGTAACTTTAACTCCAACAAAAGTAGATTTCTTTTCACCATCTTTCACAATATCTACCTTCATCCAAGTAGGCTCAATCGATAAACTTTCTTCATGAGGAAAGTTAATATCAACTCCATATGGTACTTGTGTTACAGAAATATTACTTGCACCTCCGGGGGCTCTTTGTGGCGTCCCTG